AATGCATTACTAGGTACAGACAAGAAGTACAAAGCTGCAATGCAAGCTGCTGATTTGGAATCAACTAGATTACTGGCTTCTAATCCTGATAAATACAAAGGAGCTATAGGCAGCTTGTATGAGATGAATAGGCTTAAAGGTACAAAAGCGTTTGAGACTATTCTTAAAAGAAATAACAGAATGGCAGCTAATACAGCTCTAGGTTATATGGCTATGATGCAAGGTCTTGAGACTTTTGAAGATGCTATAGAGCAAGGAGCTGATAGAGCAGAAGCAGCAGCTATAGCATGGGGAGCAGTAGCTGGCATGTATGCAGTTGATAGAACTGGACTTGGTGAATTATTCTTCCCAGAGCTTAAAGGAGACGCTCTCACTTACAGAAAGGCTATCTCACAAGTAACTGGAGAAATTAATAAGGGGCTGGGCCAACTTGCTACTAGTAACATGCCTAAGCCTAACAAGCTGGCTAAAATGTTTAATACTGCTAAACAATACTCTTCTAATTATTGGTCTGACATCAGAAATCATACTACAGGATTCGTAGGTAAGGCCATAGGTGAAGGTCTGGAAGAAATGTCTGAAGAATTAGTAGTTGACCTATCGAAAGCTACATTTAACTGGGCTCAAGAAATGGGTTACACTAAGAGTAAACAGAAACTTGATGCTTGGGAGAATGCAGCTGAAAGATATGGTATGAACTTCTTCGGAGGAGCTCTTGGTGGTGCTATCTTCTATGGTGTAGATATTGCACAGAATAGGAAGGCCACTAATGAACAAACTAACCAAGAACTTATCTACCTTATTAGAAATGGCAGAACTAGCGAGTTAATGGAAGAATTAAATGACATGCGGAGAAAGGGCAAGCTTGGTAATAAGAATCTATCTGCTACTAAGACAGAAGACACAGACCAAGGCACAATATGGACCTCTCCTACTACTCCTAGTGACAATCAAAACGAAGCAGTCTATACCATGACTAAGAATTACCTACAGCATCTTGACGCTGTTATTAATCAAGAGGGATTAAACTTCTCTGATGAACAGCTCCTTGACAAAATGGTAATGGGGGACATTAGGATGAAAGCTCTAGCTAGCTTTGAAGTATCAGACGGGCAGAAGTTCGGTAGAGCTATAGAGAATGGATATAATGGCAAAATGCTTCAGGATTTTAATAGTTTAGTTTCCGACATTATAGAAGTTCGTAGAAAGATAGCCGCATTAGAGTCTAATACACAAGACACTGGAACAGAAAGTAAGAAGAGTACTACTTATGCTGACGACTTACAAAGGCTAAGACAAGAGAAGGCTGACCTTGATTTGAAGAAACAGAAATTCCTAGACGGAACATTCTCTGAATACTATACTGGTCAAATGCTGTTCGCTATTGATAATAGTGTAAATGCATTCTTCTATGCACCAACATTTAGGGATTTTGTTGAGTTTAAATCAGGACAAAGATTCCAAGATATGGCTCCTGAACAAGTTAAAGGTTACGAGTCTGATTATGCATCTTATAAACAGCAAGACAAGATGCAAGCTCTTGATACAGCCTATGGTATATTTAAGAAGCTTAATAAAGATTTCTCTACTAAACTTGAAGAAGGCACAGTAACTTACGATGATTATTATAAGTTCAAAGCATGGGCATATAATAATCTAATCGATTTAAGAGCCACTGTTGACAAGTTAGATGTGCCAGAAGGTGCTGATGCTGAACAGGTACTTATTTCTAAATTAGGAAGAGACAAGAATATTAGACCAGTACTAAACAAGAAGTTCGTAAGAGAAAGATTCTCTCCTATTGAAGGCGAATCTGAAGTTGATGCAGACTTAAGGAGACAAGCTATTGAAGTTCAGAATCTAGAAGTAATCGGAAGAGTGCAAGCTGTAATACAACAAGCTATGCAGTTTGGATTTATGGATGCTGATACCAAGGAGATTCTATTAAGTGTACTTGGAGACAAAATCTCTAATGAAGCAGCATTTGATGTAGTGTTAAAAGCTATTGCAAATGATGTACCAGTTTTAGATATAGACGGGAACAGAATACCACATCCTATATATGATGCCTTATTAGAAACATTAAAAGACATAGACGGTAATAATTTGGATACTGTTATAGACAATATTCATAATATTCTTCATTCTGATGTACATAGAAAGAGACTTGTTTATGACACTTTAGACTTCATGGACAACAATGGGGACGTGTACCCTTCGGAAGACGCTCCTGTAGTAATGGAGAAAGTCGAAGAGAGAATAAATAATTTCGAGAAGACATTTGTACAAGCAGCTAAGGATATGGAAAGTCTTGTAATGTCTAATCCTACTAATGCTACTATAGCTCAATTAAGGAAGGATGTTTTACAAATCAAAACTAGTCCAGTATATGATTTCCTTGACCAACTTACTAATACTGTATATGGAAGCAAACTCACTATCTTTGACTTACTAAGAGATGAGAATAGAAGACTAGAGAACGCCCCTTCTGTATCTGACTACGTATTGGACGGTAATAAGGAGAAGGAAATAGACCAAGCATTCAAAATCATAGACATGCTTAGTGCTGTTATTGATGCCAGTTCTACTACTGATTTAGACATCAATAATCCATTTGGACACAATGCTACTATGAATTACTTCTTAGAAACCTACTTCCCAAAGGAAGAGAAATATGGGATTATTAGAGGTGATATAGCTGCAATCATGAAAGAGGAGTTGGCATTAATAACTAGGCAACTTACATTCTTGAAAGAGTTGTCCAGAATGAATGCTGTTAATCAGTTCAGCAAACATGGTAGAACAGGTCAACAAATATCTAAATTGACAGCTAATATATTAAAGGGTAAGGATAGATACCAGTTCCTAAAAGAACTTAAGTATAAAGGCATGCAGCTATTTAAAGATATAGATACTATGCCAACCCCTACTCTTGATGATATTGACAATGTTAGCTATGACAATCCGCTTATCTCTAAGGAACTTAGTTCATTGCAGAACAAACTGTATGACAACTTCCAGGAGATAGTGCAAACTACTGGAGATTCTCCACAAGTTATATTGAAGGACCTATTCTCTGATGTAAGAAATCAATTCAACATTAATAATTTGGTAGAGCAAAGAAACACCAAATTTAGCCCGGAGACTAAATCTTTAGAGGATTATGATGTTTATATGCTATTACATGCAATGATAGCTTTTAAGAAGTCAGATTTTGATTATTACTTAAGAGAATCCCTTGTTGAGACAGATGCTAATTATGCCCCTTTATATTCACAAGAATATGCTGCATATTTGGCTACAGCTATGGCAGTTAATCCGGATATAATGAATGCTGCTGTTAATAATATAGATACTCCTAAAGGAACTTATGGTAGCGAGTTAATACGATACTGGAATACTGTAATGGTAGACGGTATTGGT